TAGAAGCCTGTCAGTATTACTTAGGTGAAATCGAAGCAGTTTCTAAAGGGTCTAAGTTGTTTTGGCCTATGGGCAACCATGACCAAAGACTTGAAATGTCTATTATTGCTAATCTTCCTACATTTGAGGGTGTGTTTGGTACTTCATTGCGGGATTACTTTCCTATGTGGCAGCCTTGTTGGTCTTTTTGGGTCAATGAAGATACTTGTATTAAGCATCGCTGGAAAGGTGGTTGGACTGGTGGTAGGAATAATGCAGTCAATTCCGGTGTAAATATGATTACAGGTCATACCCATGTCTTATCTTCTATTCCATTTAACGATTATAACGGCACACGCTGGGGAGTCCAGACTGGGACTTTAGCTGACCCTATGGGGCAACAATTTGCCTATACTGAGGATACTCCTAAAGACTGGAATAGCGGTTTTGTAATGCTATCGTTTGACCATAGCAAGATGCTTCAGCCTGAGATTATTCGTGTATGTGGTGAAAATGCTGTAGATTTTAGGGGGCGAATTCACAAGGTTTAACCATTATTTGCAAAATCTTTATGATATTTTTTTCTTGCCTCAGTTGAAGCATTTACAGCTTCTTCTAATGTTTTAAATATACCCAAATGTATTCTTTTTCCTTGGTTATAAATTTCAACACAAAATCTATCTTTATATCTTGAATGTTGATAAATTCCTTTTGCTGGATATTTTGATGTTTTTATGCGTTTTCTATTGTGATTATTTTGTGATGATGTAGCTTCACGCAGATTTTCTATGCGATTGTCTGACCTATTTCCGTTTATATGGTCTATGTATTTAGGCAAATAACCTTTAAACATTAAAAATATCACCCTATGTTGAAGATATATTTTTCCAGAAAAACCAACTTGTCTATATCCGCAAGAATTTAAAGTTCCCGCAAGCTCTCCAGGTCTGACAATTAGTCTATTAACTTTCCAATACAAAAGTCCCATGTCATATTTAAACATTTCTTTTGCTAATTCTTGTGTTAGGATAGTTTTCATTCCCATTCCTTTTTAGTGGTTTTAATAATTATACACTATATGAAAGAAAAATGAAGCTGACTACTCCAATCCTTCGTAACTTTTATAATGCCCTGGTTGTTTGCCATCCATTTACTAAATGGGATATGCCATTAGCAGCCCAAATAGACTTTGTAGTTGATTCAGATGACGCTATTATGGGTAGCTATATGTATGAAGATGGGGAAAAGTATGAGCATACTATTACTATTTCATCGGCAAAATGTGGGCATATATCGACTGTAATTCGAGTCCTCTGTCACGAAATGGCACATTGTAGTTTTCATCGGCAAAAAGGTGACAAATGGTTACAACATGGCAAACCATTTAGGACTCGTTGCAAGATGATTTCTGACGAATTAGGTTTTGACCCACTTGAGCTTTAATCAGCTTTTCTAATTCCCTAGCAAATCTATAGCGTGTTTGCCATTCATTAGCGGAAGCAACGCCTCGTAATCCTAAAGAATACCAAGCGTTTTCAATTTCTTCATCTGTCAACTCAGCACTATCCATAGTGCGATTAAAGGTGCGAATAGCACAAATACACCAAAATATAGTAAAAGGTCATTCATATTAGGGCTAACAAATCTTCTTCAGAGAAACCCCAATGCTTTTCAAACCCTTTATGTCCAAGCTGGTGAATACTGGTATCGCCAAGTCGATGATGAATGGCGCACAAAGGGATGACAGGTGCAAGGCTTCTTTTACCTCCATATCTTCTGATGTGGTGCATTTCAACAGGGGAATCGTCAAGGTTTCGCACATCTGTTTGTTTGCACAATATACAGCCCAGTCGTGCCAGTTTTGCATAATTGTCTTTTTCTGCTTTAGTTGCCATCTGCCCATTCAAACCATTGTTTGTAATACGCTATAAATTCTTGCTTGGATGTACCAATTTTGATACATGACCCATGTGGCTGCACTAAGAAAAATTCTTCAATTTTCATACCATTGTCAGTATCACCTATTACTATAACAACAATAAAATCAGCTTTACCAGCTAGTGCTTGCAACATAATACGCTGACCGGTGCTTACTTTTTCTTTGGGGCGCTTCCATTCCATTACAAAAAACTTGCCATTTCTTTCAGCAATACCATCTAAATCACTAGGCGTAAATTTAGGACTATTGGGGATTACCCCAACAAAATCCCCATAATCAACATGAGAAGCTAATAAAGACCGCATTAAGACAGCCATTGTTTTCTTATCTGGTCATAAGTAGCAAATTCTAATTTAATGGTTTCTTCTGATAACTCATGGGCTAATTGTGTAGCTAATTCATAATCACATTTAAGCGTAGCGTTATGGTAAGACTTCATTAATCTTTGAAGTTTAAGGTAGTTTTCTGAATAATCATTCATCGTGTCATTTTTTCTATGTTTCTATTACTGGCTTCTTGTGTGCGCCATGCCTCAAAACGCATCTTGGCAGCTTCTAATTTCCATCTAAGTGCTTCGGCTTTTTCTGTCGCCAATCCAATGGCCTTACATAATGACTGGTAAGCCTCGCTACGATACGCTTCTCTTTCTTGCGCCCCAAGGCTTTGTTCTGACGATTCAGACATTTTAATAGCCTTAAGGCTAGACTTAAATGCCTCCAATTCAGCGAGTTCACCTTTCGCTTTGGCATATAGCGGTGCATTTGTGTATATATAGTCGATAGCGTCATTTGGGTCATATTCTTTCATTTGAGTGCCATCCAAAGTCCAATTTGGCTAAAGCTATAACCAGCCCAAATCATTGCGTTTGGTATAGACCCTTTTTTAAGCTGAATAACTGCGACTATGCAATAAGAAAACCCTGTCATTGCAATCAATATTTTATCTAAAGCCATTTGTTTATTTCTCCCCGATTCCCTTTTTCATATTGCGTATAAAAATCTTGAAGTAGCTTATCGTCAAGTTTATATTTAGTAAGATAAAGTCTAAACTTTTGCAGACCCCATTCTTTACGCCATTTGCATAATTGTCTTACACCACAGCGATGTTTAGCTTCCTCATACATTTTTGTTTAAGACTATCGTAAGAATCGTAACCAGTACCAAAAACACCAAGTTCTCTAGCTTTAGTTTCAATACCATTATTGCTAAACATCCACTTTTTATCAATCTTTTCTTTCTTGGGTTCAATTACTATTTCATCTTCGTAGCGTTCACCTTTAAGCCAAGTGCTTGCATGGGGTATAAATTCTAACTCAACTTCTTTAACTTTCCAGTATTCGCAATGTGTATTAATAGCTTTTGCAGCCATAAGTTGTTGTTCTGCGGATAATTTTTCCCATGACTTTCTTGCAGCTGCTTTAGCAATTTTTCGTGGATATAAAGACCAGAATTCATCAAACATTCTCCTCTCCTATTGTAGGGTGCGTGGGCTTGTAGGTGTAGATGGACTAGATGGTGTTGTGTATTGCGGTGTACCTACTACGCCAGTTGTATAACCACTTGGGCTTGTAAATACAATCTGATTAGGATAGATAGTAGCAGTCTGAGTGGTGTAACCCATAGGATTTACAAACTGTGCTGTATTACCTTGAATCTGTACTGTACCTTGACTGTAACCTTGTGGGTTTGTCATCTGATAAGTTTGTGCGTGGGCTGACCCATAACCAAACATACAACCGAGTAATGCCCCCAATAAACAGCTACCTATAAAGTCTTTCATTTTTGACCTTTCAATGCTGTAATTGCTTGGTCTAAAACTGCGGAAGAAGAAACTCCATAAAACTTAAAAGTTTTAGGAATTTGACCCAATTGGTTTTTTTGGTCAAAAAAGTTAGGAATTTCACTAACCCAAAAATTGTTTTGTTGAAATACTTTAATATCTTTCATTTAATTCCCCTTTAATTACTAGACAAAGTAATTTGTGTCTAGGAATTTAGTTTCTTATTATTTTTAGCTACTGTCACCTATGACAAACTTTTAGTTGTATATTTACAACATAGGTTGACCAAGGGTGATAGGAAACTATCAACTGACCCATTAGTAACTTATATGTTACTAACCAGTCCTACCTGAGTTAATGGTCATTCGATTAAAGGTCTTGTATCACCTTGTCCCTAAAATCTTGTGTAGTCGCCATTTAACGCTACTAGGCTGAAGTGGGGTGCATCACTCGCCTATCTTTTCTTCCACGCCACCGATTTAGGTGCTTAGTACGCCTGGAGTGCGGACTGCAATAATACTACAAGTATTTACTCATGTGAAAATCCCCATGAAAACCAAAGGTTTGCAGATTTGATAACTCTCTTTCATAGCTAAAATACCTTGCTAACTCTTCCGGTGCAAACTTTATTCCGTTGCTAACCAGGTAATCACGATTTAAATGACAGATTAAATCATCTTCGTTTTTATTGTCGTAAACAAACTTAGGAGTGTTGGTTAATTCCAACAGTTTCTTGCTTCTAAGGGAAAAACCTCCGTTACCAACTCTTAGTCCTTCAGGATGCCAAGGCCATACAGCACCTATGTAATCGTAATCTAAAAATTGAGGTTGCCAGGCGCTTGCGTCAATTACCCACCCATCCCATTGCACTATTAAAACAAAGTCCGTATGGATGTATTTATGCAACTCCTGAAGGATAAATTTGCTATACGCTTGCCGACTGTTAATACTCATGTGGTCAATAAACAATTCACCACCAAATTCAATGTTTCTTTTACTTCTTTCTATGGCTTTTTTAGCTTTGTCTGGTTGTACTGAATCTATGGCGCAAATGGTTACATTACTCAATTTCATCTTGTTTGCCAAAACTGTTGTTTTTTAACAACTCTGGCCAAATAAGCCAAAAGTTAGTAGGAAATATATCTTGGCGAGTTACAAGCCCATGACTAGCTTCTTCAATCCTAGCCCCAAGAAACATAAATTTAGCTGCTGGTATCCCACGAATACGCCAATTAGATACGGCTGCGGGGTCGCATTTACACATTCTTGCTACCTTTGCAGTACCACCAAGAAGGTCAATAATTGCGCTGTCGGTAAGTTTTAATTTAATGTTCATTCACGAAGTTTACCTTTGTTGTTGTTTATTTGCAAACACTTTGCTTTTTTTGTTTTCTTCTGTTAAAGTCTTACTTATAGCAATTTTGCTATGTATCTAAGGGGAATTAGATGTCACAACTTAATCAATTAATGATTGAAATGGAAGAGCGCTTAGAAATAGCGCTAGACAACATGGAATTTGGCACAGAGTTAGCACAAGACGATATAGATGTTATTCGTGCAGCTTGTGGCAAACCTAACAACAAACGCAATGTGTTACTACAAAATGTATTTGAAGACTTTGGTGGTATTTTTGGAAATCCTCTTGAGTCTTTTCCAACAATTAGAGGTGCAAAATGATTACTTCTGACTCCATTGCTAACCTAACTTTAGCTTTATCTATCGTGCAAGGAAAAATGACCCATGCGATTAAAGACTCTGCTAATCCTTTTTTTAAGTCTAAATATGCTGACCTTGAGTCTGTTTGGGATGCTTGCCGTAGCCTTCTTTCTGAAAATGGGCTGGCGGTTATGCAATTCCCTGGCGAATATTACGATGGGTCTATGCGTTTAACTACCATTATTTCCCATAAATCAGGGGAATTTATAAGTCAAGAAATGTCTGTACCAGTTACAAAACCTGATGCACAAGGCGCAGGGTCAGCATTAACCTATATGCGTAGATACGCATTAGCAGCAGTAGTAGGAGTAGTACAAGCAGACGATGATGGTAATGCCGCTTCGTCACCTAAACCAGTAGTAAAAGCGAGAGAGATTTAATCATGGCTTATATTCCAAAAGAAGGTAGTGGCTCACTATTTAAAAATGACCGCAAAACAACCGAAAATCACCCAGACTATACAGGCACTATCATGGTTAATAACCGTGAATGTTACTTATCTGCGTGGGTTAAAGAAGGCAAAAAAGGCAAGTTTTTTAGCGTATCTATTGGCAAAGAAAAAGCACCGGTAGGATTTAAAGCTAGTGGTAGCGATGAAATCCAGCGCCATACCATTGAAGATTCTGACCTTCCATTTTAAGGAATAGCCATGCTGAGTCACATCAAAGATGTTATTGGCGAAAAAGCCATTATTACTATGGAAGCCTATGGGGTTGATGAAGAAAGGCGGTTAATTTCTTTTGAACCCCAAGACTTAGAGTTAATACTTAAAGATGTGATTCAAGTATGCGCTGATATGTGCATTACTGAAGTAGATAGAAATGCAATTTTAGAATTACTCAACTAAGCATTTAAAGGGGAAATAAATGTCAGAACATTGGTACTGTGCTCAAACAGGCGCACCACGCTATACAACTACAGGTAAAAATGGAAAAGAAAGAAATACAACGCTTAGAGATGCCAAAGCTAACCCAGGCACTCTCGTACCTTCCGTTTCTACAATTAACAGCCAATTATCTAAAGCTGGACTTAATACATGGTTTCAGACTGAGGCCATTAAAGCTGCCGCAGAAAACCCAAGAGGTCTGCAAGAAGAAGAAAAAGACTATATATCCAGAATATTAGAGTTATCTAAAAGAAAATCCCAAGATGCTATGGCTAGGGGTACTCTTATACATGACTTCATAGAATCGTTTTACAACCAAGATTACCTACCGGATATGCCAGCGTATGTCCGTGTCGTAGATGACGCCATAACAGCCCATTTTGGTACTCAGTTATGGATTCCTGAGCAGTCCCTAGTAAACCAAGAAGGCTATGGTGGTAAGTGCGATTTGTATTGCAAACCACGCCATGACTTTACTGGGGTCGTAATTGACTTTAAGACTACGGAAAAAAGCCCTGGTGACCTAACACCCTATACAGAGCATACACTACAGCTTGCAGCGTATAGAGAGGTTTTAGCCCCATCTGCACGATGCGCCAATGTATACATTAATGGCGAAACAAATGAAGTAGCCATTTATGAGCATAGTGAGCAAGACCTTAAAGACGGCTATGAGATGTTTCTAGCGTTGCTTAAAATATACAAATTGAAAACTGGTTTAAACTAATCACGAGGCTGGCTTGGTTTCCCCTTCCATTACTCCTTGACACGAGAGTCAGCCTCACCTTCCAATGGGCGAAAGCGTAAAGAAGCAAGTAGCCCACCTTCTTTGTTGTTTATTTACAACACATTAGGGTATGTCTTTATGTAAAAGTGCATGAAACTTTAATAAATTACTTACATAGCAGGTCTTGACACTATTCAGCTTTATGGCCCTTGGGGATTTCAAACTAAAAAGACCTGACCTGCTACTTTTATTAAGGGGATATGGATACATACATTAGACGAGTATTTGAAGCTGAAGCACCTTGCGACAAATGCACTCAAAAAACAGATTGCCAAGAGTTTGAGTTGGCTTGTAGGGCATTTTCTTACTATGTTTTGCATGGCACATTTCACGCCCATACAGTAAGGATGCCTACGCATAACCTATTTAACAAAATATTCAAAGAAGATGACAAGGCTTTAAAAACCTATATGAAGTCTTTAGCAGCTAAAGAAGGGGGTATATGTGGATAAGCGTATTCGTACCAAATCAGCGTTTAGAGAGATGTTTAAGTATAAAAACCACATTACGCATACTCTTGAAAAGCTAGTTGCTATTGAAAGCAAAAGACGGATTGTAGAAGTGTCTAGTGGGCCATTATGGTACATCTTTGGCTACAAATTAGTGTCTAAACCTTGGCTAACTTATGGGGAAATGTATGACTGCAAATGAATTAGCTGATGAATTAGATAAGTCTAGACAAAAACCCTATACATCTGAGCATTTAGTTGGTAAAGCCGCCAATATGTTGCGCCAATTTGGGCTTGCAGAAAGCATTGTTAAACAGCAAGCACTTGATATAGAAGAATGGAAACGCAAGTACAAAGATATGCACAATTTGGCAACACAGGCAATGAGCAAAGTACATCAATTAGAAAAAGAGGCACAAATGAACAATAAACCAGTAGCGTGGATGGCGGCTAACGAATTACTTTTTAGTGTGGTTAAAGACGAGATTTACCATATTCCACTCTACACCCATCCAGTAAAAGAACTAACAGATGAAAAAATAACCGCAATATCCAAAAAGATATTTAAAGACTACAAGAACTTTCACCACTACCAAATTGACTTTGCAAGAGCAGTAATAAAGGAGGTAAGTGCGAAATGAACGGATACTGGTGTGTTATTTGTATGCAATTTTTGCCGAGCATTGATGGTGTAATTATTCACGATGATGTAGTACATCCTGACGATATGAACTTTGAGGAAACAGAACAATGAAACCAATAGCATGGATTGCCGTAGGCGACAACACAAGCGTATTTTTTGATTTAGATTGTGCTTTGGCAATTGATGAAAACCCAACACCACTTTACACCCATCCAGCAAAAGAACTACACCTATCACTTCAAAAAAGTAAAGAAACAGGTGAACTATTAGCCGTTACTTATACAGATGATGAGCATAGGATTGTGGAAGTGTTATGGCAAAAACCACCAGCAAAGACACTAACAGATGAGGAAATAGAAGATTTAATTGATAGTGAAATACCTATGATTCTTTTAGGTGGAAGATTATTTTATCGTCAATTTGCTAGAGCAATACTAAGAAAGGCACAAGAATGACTGCAAATGAACTAGCTATTTTATTGGAAGTGGATAGTTGGTACAAGCTGGTAACTAGAGAAGAAATAGCCACCATGCTACGCCAGCAACAATCTGAAATAGAGGCGTTGAAAGCAGAAAAAATTAGGGCTTATGACAATGGATATGAAGATGGTAGAAAGCCTAATACAAATAAGGCACAAGAGAAATGAGCCTAATTGAAATGCGTGAAGATTTATGCACCCAAAAACGAGTTAGTAGGTCAAGAGTTACCTACGATATTAACTATGACCAAGAAGTTATTTATACCCAAGAAGGTTGGAATGATGGTCAAAAGACTGTTTGGGACAACGAAATTGGTATTGTGTTGGTAGATGCTTTAACTAAACATGGAAAGGTACAAGAAAAATGAATATTCAAATAGAAATAGTCAAAGAAAACAAAGATGGGTCAGCAGACGCATTAGTGCATTTTGACAAAGAAGGTTTGGGTATGCTGGTAGAAGAAGGAATTATCAGCATATTACGAAAATACATTGAGCAACAAAAAAATGCTAATAAAAGAAAAAAACGGTAGTTATACAGTTAATGTAAATGGGGGAGAAGTAACTATGTCTACAAGAAGTTTTGGAATGGTTGGTAAAACCTATAAATCAGCATCAGAGGCGCTTAAAGATGCTAGTTGGTGTACAGCTATACAAAGACCTGATAAAAGCGAATACAGCCACTTCTGGTCGATTCTAGGGGTATTGTCAGCATTAGGCTTAGTGCTATTTGTAGCTATCCGTTTTTAGCCATATCTAAGGCTTGTTTTTCTTCATTATCTACCCTTGCAAGCCAGCCTTTACCAAAAATAGGAAAAGTCTTTAATGACTTGTAATATTCTCTCCTAGTTTCAGAGAATTTTGCGATAAGAGTTGCACTATTACTTGCGAGAATAAGGCTTCTTGTTGCTGGGCCAATAACTCCGTCAGGTACACATCCAAGAGATTGTTGAAGAAGTTTAACTGCCCTGCCTGGGCCTGCGTTAACTGCCATTGAAAAACTAAGCAGGTCGACTCCCCTAGGTAATACTTCTCCATAACAAGGTCTCCAGTAGCGTTGCTCATACAAAGGGGCTACAAGGTCTTTAGTAAGGTTTTTCATGGTAGCGACAGGATGACCTACCCATTCTTCCCAAACTGCCTTAGTGACCCCTAAATTCGTTTCACCGCCAGGGTCTTTTAAATTATTAACCCAGCCACCTTCAGACTTTAAAACTAAGTCTAAACACTCTTTAAAATCATTCATTTAATGTCAATCTGGGCGTTTATCCAGTCTTGCAGGCTGACTACTTGTTGCGTTGTGGCAGCGCATTGTCCAGCAAGAAGATTGTAGGCGGTTGCAACATCAGCGACTGTGGGGGCTGTGGAAATGCCGGACACTTTACTGCTACTGGGGTTATTCCACACGCTAGTAGCCCGATAGTAGTTACGCAAAGCAGTAAGTTTAGCTTCATATTCATTGGCTATTCCTTTAGTGACTAATTCGTGTTGTTTTGTGATTGATTCGACTTTGGATTCTTGTTCTTTGGCGGCAATTTCAACTGATTTTTTGTAATCAAGATATTTAGAATAGCCCAACCACCAGCCACTACCAAAACAAATAGATACAACCACAGTAATAATGATAATTTTGACATAATCAATCATTTATAGGCCCAGTAGTGAGAAAACGCAATATAGCGACAATAACACCAACAATAACCAACAATATGCCATAGTACCTTTGGTCAATAACAGATTGTAAATAGGAAAAGTTATCAAATAATGCGCCAAAAATGACAAGCGCAAAAGAAAATAACATTGTCCTGCTGTGGAAAATTTGTTTCATTTGCCTGTAATGTAATGGGCTACAAAACCTACAAAAGTGGAAAAGGCAGACACAATAACCATGCCAGCCCAAAAACCGCCCCTGCCTTTATTGGCTAACTCAAGTAGTTGCTTAACATCTTTGCGTAATTCAGCTACTTCATATTCCATGTTTTCTACTTTTTGCCAAGTTACGCCAAATTTTACAGGGTCAATTTCCACAAGATTACTCACTTTTTAGTTGTTTTTGTTTTTTTGGCGACAACTTTAGTGGCTTTTTTGGCTACTTTTTTGACGGCAGGCTTTTTAACAGGAAAGTCAAAAGTTTCAATTTTGGGTGTAAAGCCAAATTTGTCTAATATCCATGTAAATGTGAAGTTCATGCTAATTCCTCATCTGTTGGTTTAGCTAGTGTAGGATGTTCCCATTTAGCAATGTAATCGCCTTTACCGTCTGAATCGTTTTGGAGTGTGATTACAGTCAAGAAATCCTGTTGTGTAAGGCTAGGATATAGAGCCATGATTTTTTCGTATAAAGTCATTATGCCGTCCTTACTAAAATGCCACTAAATCTTGTAATTCCAATAAAAGCAGAAGTATTTGCCGTAGTTCCTACATTTCCGTATAACTCAACATAATCTGTAGAGCCATTCAAATAGACAATATCGCAAACGCTTGATGGGTATGCTGCTGTAGTTGCAGAACCACCACGAGCATATTCAGTACCATTTTTAAAGATACCTGCATAAGCAATATTTGTTGATGTAATTGCTACTGCACCATTGATTTGATAATAACCAGCTACTTGTGGTGTAAAACGATAATTTGTTGTTGAATCAAAAGCATTGGCAGTATCAAAAATTTCAGTATTGATTGTTATTTTTGTCCAAGTATTTGTAGAAATAGATTGAGTTGCATTTGAATAAGCACTAAACGCTGGCATATTACCGCTAACCATTACTGTGCCAGTAGTCGCTGGAAATGTTGCTGTATTACTTCCTGCAACGGCAGGCGCAGCAAGAGTTACAGCGCCAGAAGTAGCGCCATTAACATTTGGAAATGTTGCGGCAGTTTTAGTGGCCAAAGTCTGCACAACACCGCCAGAGTCTTTATAAAATAACTTGCCATCAGCAGTATTAATAGCTAATTCGCCAGCGACTAAGTTACCAGCCGTAGGGACATTAGTAGTTGTTGAGCTATAGTACAGGCTGATAGGCGTGAACGAAGTTGCGGCCATGATTAAATCCTTTTAAAAGTAAAGCCTTTGTTGTTGATTTTATTGGTAATTAAGTATGCTTGCATAACCTTATTTTATCAGTATGTCCCGCCAAATATGCCTGTTAAGGCTGTTAATGTACCAACATTATTAATGTTGTTTGTTGCCATGTTTAAAGCCCCTGACATAGGTGTTTGTCCGTCTGCTGAAACAGACTGAGTAAGTCCGTCAGCTATGTTTTGCATAGTTGTGTTAGCCCAGCTACTTGTAATAGTAGTACCTGTTACTACTGGGTTACCTATGGGGAGGTTATATACTCCGCTACCGTTTCTACTCATTTTGTAACTCCTTCTTGCGCTGCTTTAATCATTAATAATTGCGCTAAGCGCTTTTGTTTATCTGACATATTTGTAGTAGGTATTTTACTAGCTAATTGACCTGCTTTATAGGCTGCTTCTCCAACTAAACGAGGGCTTGTTGATGCCATTGTTGCCGCTAAAGCTGGTAAATGTGTTCCACCACTTAAAATAGCGCCTAATCCGGCACTTACATCCAACCCTTGACCTACTATTCCTCTTGGAGTCCATGAGGAAAGTGATTGTCCTGCTAAAGCTGGCATTAAATTGCGACCACCTTCAGTCATTAATTTATTGGCTATTTCTTGGCGATAACCATAGTTTGCATTGACATTGTTACGCATTAAAGATTGAAGTTTATTCAATCCTGTTGCTACAGAAGCCTTTTTGCCTAAACTAAGCGATTTTTCAATTTCACGAATTAACTCAGCACTTTCGCTGTAATCTTTCATTACATTGCTATAAACAGGTGCTTGTGTATTAATCGTTTCTTTTACAGAATGGTATATATCATCAGCAACATTTCTAGCTTTAGTATTATATGGAATATCCTCTAAAATAGCGCCAATGCGTTGTTTTAAAGCATCCATACCTTCTGGAGTGTGATATTCAGCAGGGTCTAATTTTTTCCAACGATTTACAGATTTTTTAATATCTTCTAATGCTTTAATGGCGTTAGGATTAGTAGTTTCACCTTTAAATGACCCAATATTTGCAGCTTCTTTAATTTTCTTTTCAATATCACCAAAACTTAATACTGTCTTATCTGCGCTAATATCTTCCATTCCTGACCGATAAGCTGTATTTTTTGCTTGACGCATATCAGATAAGTTGGCTTTAGCTGCATTAAGCACATTTTCCATTGGTGCTTCGCCACGCATATTAGTTAAAAACTCAGGGTTTGCAGTTTTACCAGCTTGATATGCTTCTTCAATAGCTTTAGAGCCTGCGCCTGTAGATATACCAGCGCCTTTTGTAAGTAATGCTTTAGCTAATTGACCACCAGCAGAAGCAACGCCTGGAATAGCGCCTAAACCGCCACTTATGCCAATATTTTTAGCTTGTTCTTTGTAATAATCTTTACCAGTTAAACCTTGTTCTTGTGGAGTAATAGCACCTTGCGCTGCACCATAACCAATTCCTTGTGCAACTGGAGTGATATAAGGTGCAATATGTGGCATTGCTTGAGATAAAGCCCCTTCTGCTTTAGCAAAAGAAGGAATCATTCCAACTCCTTTTACCATGCCAGCAGCAGGGGCAACAGAGCCAGCAACTTGACCTGCTAAATAAGAGCCTGGATTAGCTTCTTGATAAGGTTTAGCTTCTTCAGCATATCTTTGTGCTGCTTGACCGCCTACTTTTCCACCGCTTAATAATTGTGCAATACCTAATACTGGGTCTGTAATAATAGATTTTCCAGCGCCAGTAAGTGCAGATTCTAATGGGCGAATTTCAGGTGATATTTGGGCAACATTGCGTGTTGGTCTACCCAAAGCAGCGCCACCACCAGTTTCAGCAAATTGAGTTTGTGGTTTATATAGCTTTTGTGCTTGTGCAATAACATCAGCTTGACTAGCACCTTCTGGGCCAGTTAAGACAACAGTATTACCATCAGGCGCTTGTACTGTATATTCTGCCATTATTGTGTGCTTCCAGGGACAACTTTAATAATTCCCCATTGTCCTTTTTCAACAACAGGTGGTCTATAAGCTGGATTTACAGGAGGGGCTTTAGGTGTAGCAGCCTCTTCTTCTGTCATAGTTACAAATTGACGCAAATTCTGAGGCACAATTTTTTGATGCACTTTGTATTCATTATTGATTACATTAGCAGCATAATTCTTTTGATTATTAGCTATTTGTTGTGCAGTTTTTTGTGTTACCAACAATGTTGATGGATTATTAAAGTTAGGCTGTAAACCACTTAAAATTCTTTCATCGCCACCATTAAGGACACCAAGATTAAATGCTTCTTTACCTGTCAAAGTAACAGTATTGTAGGCTTCACTTAACAAAGCCCTTTTTTGTGGATTTGCCATATCAGCAACACTAAAATTAGAAATTAAGTTTTTATAATTATCTAATGATTGTTGATAGTTAATAGCGCCTGATACTTTTTTAGCAGGCTCACCTACTAATGGCTCAGAGGCTTTAGTAAACCATTCTCTATTTTGTTTTGGCGATAATCCAGCAGGAGGTTGTGGAGTTTCAAAAGTAGGTTGTTTTGCAGTAGGCTGTACTGGTTGTGCTGGCATTGTTACTGCGCCTTGCGCATAAGCAGGTGCATTTGGGGCTAAAGAAACTGGTGGTTTAGCCAACACAGGAGAACCAGGGTTAATTGTTTGTGCTGGAGGTTGTCCACGCAATGCTTGTGGCATATTGCCACCACCAAAAGGTATTCCTTCGTCACTTAATCTAGCAGCTTCAGCAGGAGATACGCCTTTTGCAAATCTTTGCAATACTTTAGTTGGGTCACGAGGGTCACGCAATTCAATCGCATTACCAGTATCTACATGAATAGGTGGATGATATTTTTCTCCACCTTGTCCAACAGTTTCCATTTGACCTGTAGATAGATTTATTCGCTTACCAATTTCACCTTCGCCATATTTCTGAATTTTTAAATCTTCAGCAACCATTGATTTTAATGTAGGATTTTGTGAATTAAGTCCATATTGAATAGCTTTAGCAGGGTCAGTTTGTTGTAGTCTTGCATATTCTTGAATTTCAGCAGCATTTCTTCCTCTTAAAGCTGTAGCTAATTCAGTCTGTTTAGTGTCTAAATTAGCATTAGTCATACCGCCAATAGCAGCGTTAATCATTGGCAATGCTTGTTGCAATGCAGAAGGTTTAACATAATGCCCGCTAATAACTTGACCTTGTGGGGCATTAAAGGCTTGACCTGTCAGCAAATTAGCTAACTGGCGTTGTCTTTGTAAACCCAAGACTTCGGGGTCTTGTGATAGAAATTGTTGGTCTGAAAGGTTTGTTGTGTCTGCCATGATTATCCCTGCTTTAGTAATTTAGACAGCGCACTTAAATCCATTGGCTGTGCATCTCTAATAGGTTGTTGTGCTGTATAAGCAAATGGGCTTTGATTGCCACGCACTAAGTTTGGTAATGCCATTCCTTGCGGATTTGCGCCTTGGGCTAATTGTCCTAATGAATTTGCTAATCCAGAGCCAACGCCCGATTTTAATAAATTTGTTAATTTAGATAAATTTGCAGGATTTGCAGAAGGGTTTGCAGCTTCATAAGAAGCTAATTGGTCAGCAGTTAATCCCATTCCAAGATTTGCGCCACCAAGTCCAGCAGCAGCTTCACTACCAGCAATTCCAGCTAAAGAGCCTGCACCAGTAGTACCACCCATTCCTACAGAAGTAGGTGCTAAGCCTTCAATAATTCCAGTACCAGAACCTCCTAAACCAGCAGCACTTTGTGTTGCAGCTATTCCAGAAGCACTACCAGCGCCTCCAGTACCGCCCATACCTAATGTAGATGCAGCGTCTAATCCTGTGCCAGTAGATGCGCCTAATTCAGAAAGAGGTACTGTAGCACCTGTAGCAACATCAATAGGTGCTGTTCCAGTAGCTAATGCAGCAGCTTCAGGAGTTATTCCTTCAGACGCAGCTAAAGCCATAACTTCAGGCGCATAAGCAAGCGCAGCGCCACCAGCAGCTAATCCAGCTACAGTAATCCATCCGCCAGGAATTTGATTGACTGCTTGGTCTATAGAAGCTAAACCACTACCAATAGCAGGGCCAGGGTCTATAGAAGCTAAAGCACCTAAAGCACCACCACCACTACCATCAGTACCTAATGCAGATGAGATAGAGTCTGTAATACCGCTAAAGCCACCACCACCACCACCAAAAGGAGTGCGCTTTAATTCCCAAGTCCAACCAGAATGTTTACTTTTAAACATTTATCCGCCGTATGTACTTAACCAATTACCACCAGCCGTGCTAGTTGATGGAATACTATTAAACAATCCAGTAAGTCCAGTATAAGCACTATTTACTAATCCAGGATTAGCCGCCAAACCTAAGATACCAGCAGAGCCTAAACCATACAAACCAGCAGTTTGATTAGTAGCTTGTCCTAATGCAGCATTTTGCGCTGCAATATTAGCGTTAGTTTGAGTAGCCAAAGCACCTGTGTAATCAGGGCCTGCAACCGCAGCTTGTTGCGGTGCATTAATAAGGTTAGGTGTAGTTAAAGATTTAATCTGTCCAGCTTGTGTGCCTTGCAGCGCTTGAGCTTGCAAACCAGTATTCATACCTTGTACTTGGGCGCTTGTCAGTAAATCGTTTTGACCTTGCTGGAATGTACGCATAGCATTGTCATAAGCCTGTGTACCAGGGACAATTCCTTGATTAGCTAAAGCAGCTTTATTTGACTCTGCGGATTGCGCCATTTGTGGCTGTAAACGTTGCATAATTGCATCGCTGTATGTTTGACCAGGATTAATGCCATAAGCAGGGTTATTAATACTTGCTTGTAATCCAGCTAAAGATGAATTTACAAGCCCTTGAGTTTGGTCAGTACCAGTTTGATTAGCAGTCCATGTAGGATTACCATTAGCATCTGTACCTTGTTGGTAGTTTAAGCCACCATAAAGCGTATTTTGATTAACTCGATTAGCTTGAGTAGCTTGTTGTGCGCCAGCAAGATTGCCTAAAGTTTGTGCTTGTGCTGCGCCAAAATAAGGGCTTGTTGTACCGCCATACGGATTAGCCGTATTAGCGTTAGCACCTTGCGAAAATGTTGAACCTGCACCCATTACTATCTCCTTATGCCCATTTACAATATTCTGGGCGCATTTCTAGAATTACCAAATCCCCATCGTCATGTGCATCAGGGATAAAAGCAACATCTTTGAAACCAAGGTGTCGGTCTAGTCTTAGGGCTTTTTTGTTACTCCCTGCAACTGTGCCAATTATAACCTTTAATTTCAATGTGTTAAACGGATAATCAAAGACCTTTTTAAGAAAGTCTTTAGTTGCCCAATGCTCACCTTCTGACCCAACATGAATCATGCAAGATTTACCATAAAAACCGCAAAATACCACTACTGCCCTAATTTCATCATTTAATACCTGACCGACATAATGTGCGTCAGGTGGAGTCGGAATCTTATGTTTAATAGCCCAGTCTTTAAGACTTTGCTGATTAATAAGAATCAAATGACACCACCTTTTTCCATAATATAGTCGGTACTAGCCCAATGTAATTCAATGTTTCTTGATGCCACATTAATGTTAATAGAGCCACTAAAACCTATTCCTGTGACACCTTGCCATACTTTAGTAGTAATAAGTCCACCACCCCAAACATTGCCATCCCAAGTTGATGTATCCCAAATACCTTCAGATTGTGTAGCAGGGTTAAACGAAACTGCGCCTAACTGTGATTGAGTGTCAAAATCTACGCTTAAACCGCATAAAACGGCTGGTACGCCACCTGTAGACTGAAGTATAGGTCTTACCATCACAAAGCGTTTTAATTGACCTGGTGACTCAAAATAAGAATAAGCTGTTTGTGCAGTTGCAGAAATATTTGCGCCATTATCTGATAAAGAAGAGTACAAAGTACCTACAAATCCATCGCTACCAAAGTGCATATCAGCATCACCGGATACTTCCCAACAATAGCCTTGGATACCTGTAAATCTTGCCCATGCTTTAGTAATGGTGTGCATTACATACTGTTCCATACCTATATCGGTAGGAATAGACAAAATCAGCATATTTTCACTAGCAAAGTAGTTAATTTGCCAACCGAAGTTAGCATAGTAATTAGTAGTAGCTTGACTAATAGGGTAAAAAATCTTGTCTGTTAAGTTAATTCTTGGGTCTAGTCGGCTAGATTGAAGCGCAGAAGCAAGAGGCACTAAACCATCTTGAGTAAGTAAAAGTAAATCACCAGCCCATTTAAAGAAACAGCGTCTTGCAAAGGTTTGACCTAATTGCCATACACCTTTTAAAGCCCAATTTAAAGGGTCTGTAGGGTCTGTTCCATTGTAGACAATGGTTTCACCCATCGAGGTAATCCAAACTGCATAATCGTCTGCACCCTGTCCAGCATCTAATGTCCAAGTACCCATTGCTTGCAAATAACCACCATTTCGTGCAATTCCACCGAAATAAAGAGGAGAAGCAACGCCAGCAATAGAATTTACATCTAAAAACCAACAAGCAAGAGTGTCTTTTTGCGTAAAATATAGGCGATTTTTAAACAGGTTTACATTAATAAAAGTTGATGAATCTGCGCCTGTAATGCCTAAAACTGTGTATGTACCAACTACTGTAGCGTTAGCAGCAGGCGTTGTTGCCATAGTATAAGTAAAGGTACTTGCACCTGTTTTTGTAATGACATAAGAGCCGTTATAAGCTGATTCAGTAGCGCCAGAAATAGTAACATAATTGTTACTAACTAAACCATGTGGCGCAGAAGTTGTTAATGTTGCTACATTACCTACATGGGTAATTGTGCTAATTGTTTGCGCTGTACTTGTCGTGGCAATAAAAAACCAAGAAGTACCATTAAAGACCATTACAGGGTCAACACCATTACAAGCTACTAAAAATGACCCTGCGCTATTAGTAATGTTGACAAATTGCAGTTTATCGCTAGTAATACCTGTAAAATAAGACACCGCAGTAGCAGGTTTACAGTCATAAATAGTGTTTCCACACGCCCCAAATAGCTTATAACCGCTATTAGTAGGGTAATCCATTAGTGTATGGATTGGGGTATTTATTTTAATAGTATAAGCACCCACTACAGTAGCATTAGTAGCTGGTACAGAAAGCATTGTGTAAGTAAAGGTTGATGCACCTGTTACTTTAATACTAAACACTCCGTTATATTCGGTTGGAGTAGCGCCAGAAACAGAAATATATTCGTTATCTATTAAACCATGTGCTGTAGCAGTTGTAACCGTTGCTGTCACACCTGAGTGTGTAATGCTTGAAATTGTTTTAGCGCCAGTAGAAGTAGTAACAATAGATACTTGGGTATAACCTTTACGCAATGTCACATCGCTAGGTGTAGGATAAAAGTTAACCATTTGTACTGCATCTGTAGGGGGCATCTCAGCAAGAGAATCCCTACCATTCCAACCACCAATAGGTGCAGGAATAGAAGCAGTAGTAGCAGAGTTTTGCTTCGCTCTAGTTAATAGCATTATGAGCCGTAGCCAGTATCAGGAATATTAGCGTAACCAATAAGCACTCTACTTGGTTGTGGCGCAAAAGATAAGTTAGGCGCACCTTTATCGTTAGCTTTAGCAACTGATAAATAGCGTTGATAATCTTGAGAAACGACTGTTGTATCAAAGCCTTTAATGCCCCAATACTTCATTTTTGTCAACAAAACCATAATACGGTCATCCAAAACTGTAGTATCTGAGTCAGCAGTAAAACTATTTTTTACTGTATTATCTGCGGCTCTCGCCCAACCTTTTGACCTATATTCCCATCCCAAGTATTCTTGGGTATTCATAATAGGCCATATACAGAATTGATTATCTAGGATACGCCAGCGTACTCTTGGGCCTGTAGAGATATAACCAGACTTTAGCCATTGCCATTGTTGTGCATCTTCAGCGCCCAACATTTCCCAATGTTTCGATTTATCCCACATAGTGCGGTTTGTAATCGTTTCAAAGTCATCAGGAAGGTCATAAGCAGTCTGAGCGCATACTACTGACTGTACGCCATTGCCTGTAGCAAATTGACTCATTACAACAACTTTAGTCGTGTTATTAGCACTTACAACATAAGTATCTTGAGGAATGTTATAGCCTGATAATTGCCATTGGCTTGTAACATTGCTTAAATCTGTGCCAGCCTCAAAAGTTAATGTAGCAGAACCATTAACAGTTGTGGCATTGGCGGTAAAAGATTGCGTATAAAAACGATACTGCACCTGGAGTGCTTGCCAATCATATTCTTTTAGCAAGTCATAACCAGCACCATTCATCAGGGCTAAAATCTGTTGTACATCCTGAGAAGTGTTGCCGACAACAAAAGAAGGTACAGCCAAGTTTAACTCGGCTGCGGTCTGTTGCACCATTTGAAGCATCGTTTGGGACATATTAAGCCTTTACTACTTTCGGTTTGCGTGGTTTCTTTTCCGCAACAGCCGCAAGTAGCGCTTCCATTTGTTCCTGCATTTTGGATAGCTTCGCATCTGTTTCTGCGGTTATTTTAGCATTTTCTTCACGAAGTGCTTGCAATTCTGCTTCTCTATGTGCAACTTCAGCAGAATCAGTAGCTAAATTCAAGAAAGCCTTAGCTTTTAAGCGGAAATTATGAGGACTCATGCCAGCTACCATGCCAATACGCTGTAATTGCTGGTCAGAGCAGTCAGCAATAGCTTCTACTGTATGGAATTTAAGCCCACGCAATTCTTCAGCTTGGCTACGAGTAATTTGTGGCCATTGCTCAAGCGGTGTGCCAATAATGTCTTGATGATTTGATACTTGATTCTGATAATGCGCCCATTGGCGAGGGAAACGCTGTTTATGGGACTCTTGGGCATAAGTGTCGATTTCTGTCAAATTATCGCCAGGAATCATAATACGCACGAAGTCGAATTCTTTAAAAATCGGTCTGCCAGCTTCGTCAGAAGCTAAATCTTGCTTGAGGGACTTTTTATAGAATTGAACCGCTAGTCTTGCATCTGCACCTGAAACATCGCTTTCTATTGCCATTTTTAATTCTCCAAAGTAGTTTGGGGGTTTATAAAAAAATAAAAGGGACTCCCCTTTTGAGGGAATCCCAGTTGTACTACATATTCAATTTAAAAGGGTTAACCTATTAAACAGAAGCAGCGCCAAACCAACCATAGTCACCTGAAGCCATAGCGACTGCTGGGCCAGCGTATAAGCCAGCGCCACCAGTTGCTACGAAAGTGGTAGTGTTGATAGAGCAAGTTGCTGTTGAAGCAGCGATAGTTGAGCCAGCTTTAGCCCATACATAACGCTTACCATCGGAAGCAAATACTTCTGCACCGAGTGGGCCAAATGTTACCAAACCAGCGTTTGCTGTTTGTTCTGCAACAGTTTGTGTATCGTTTAAATCAATCCCTGAGAGGGGGGTAATGGTATATGCCATGATATTTCCTTTATTAATTAAGAGGGTAAGTTAAATAGGGGTTTCCCCCTATAGATTAACTACCTGTCAACAGACCTTGTAGGAATGAGTTAGAAGTAGTCAAGTTACCAGCCCAACCATACAATTTTACAATCGCATCTTGGTTAATAGATTGACGCTCACCACCGATAGGTACAAAGTTACGCTCTTTGTGTGGGCGTAGGAAGAGGTAGTTGGTATTCAAGAAATACATATATGTAGCTGTTTCTTGTGAGCCATAACCACCACCTAATACCACATCAGCAGAAGTACCACCACCGTAGAATTTCAATGAAGCGAAACCAGCAGCGCCAGACTCTTCAGCAGCAATACGCTGAATAGCTTGCAATGCGCCTACATAGTAGGAATACAGAGTGTTACCAGCAACAATCAAGTCAGCCTTGTCAGTACCACGAATCTGCTTGATAGCAGCAGTAGTCATAGCAGCAAGGATAGTTGTTGAAGAAGTAGCACCTGAAGTGATTTGATTCTGCCAGAAAGTCCAAGTAGCACGATTAATACCACCGTATGTACCTGTGGTTGGTACAGCAGCAACAGCAGCGCCCAAACCATCTAAGTTTTTACCGCCATTACCTGTACCGTCACCGTATAAGTCACCGGAAATACGGTTAAGCAAACGAGCCTCAGAAACTTGCATACGACCATCTAACAAGTCGATGATTGCTTCTTTGCTTGAGTTTTGCAACATTTCTAAGCCAGACATTGTAACTGCATCAGCGTACTGAGCAATTTTGTACTGGGCAGCAGAAATAGGGCTATCTGGAGCAATGTTTAATACTTCATAGCCACTATAGCTATTAGCATTGTTGGTTGTGGTGTCATCATACATAATCTCTTCCAAGATTACATTACCGCCTGAGAATGGGCGTACATTGCCCTTCTGATTCAAGCGCTGAAGAATAGCGTTGTTTTGTGTTAAGTTATCTGCCAATTCACCGCTACGACTTTGAATCGTGGTAGCGATAATATCGGTGATTGCTGAGTTAGCAAATGCCATGATATATATCCTTAAAAAAATGTGCCAAAATTGGCTAGTTAAACCCTGCGGCTCATTGCTTCACCTAATTGGTCAGCAATTAAAGACCGTCTATCCTTTTTATCTTCTGGATTACTCACTTTTCCACTAGGAGTAGTGGACTTTGGACTAACCGCAGCAGCCTTAGCCTTCGCTACTTGCTGTGCTTTGATTGAGGACTGTTTGGCATCTTTTAGGAGTCTATCCTGTTCGATTTCCCAAACATCATCATTCATACGCACGGCTTTCTTGTAGGCCGTTTCTAGGTCTTGGGCTTTCCCTAGCTCAAGTAGTTGAGCCATTTCTTCCCTTACCACATCAAAATGCGGAAACTTCTCCACATTACTTCTTACTCTTTCAATTTCACCCATTAAGCGTTGATTTTCCTCTTGGGCAAATCGACCTTTAATGCTTGAAACTTCCTGATTTACCATATTTAACTGATTCATCAGTTGTTGCGTATATGGGTCAAGTTGTGTTACTTGTCCATTTCCGTTTAATTGTATACCATAATCTGCTGCAAGTTTCTGAAATACTTGGACTTTTTGGTCATAGCCAGCATTAGATAAGATTTGTTCTGCACGGACTAGGTTTTCAATGTATTGAGTAGGTTGAATACCTCTGCGTTGTAAGTCTTGGGCATAAGGCGCAATAGCATTTTCATAGGATTTAGCCCTATCAGCTTCAGCTTTATAAGTGCTTACGCCTTTCTTATATTCAGACTCACGCTGGTTAGCATATTCGGCAAACTTAACAAAATCTTCTTTGTCGATTTGTTCACCTTTCTCCATTTTGTCCCAAATATTGACATATTCTTTCTTCCAGGTTGAAGGGCGAGAAATCTTTACTTCTTCCTCCTGTGCTTCATCCTTAGACGCAAATTCAAGTTCTTCAGCATCTTTGGTAGATTCTTCGTTACTCTCATTTCTATTTTCAACCTTAGCGGATTCATCGGTAATATCATCTTCAGATGTATCAATTTCTTTCTCGATTGGTGCTTCAAGAGTACCCTCCTCTGCTGCGTCTAAAGCTGCTTCCAATGCTTCTCTGCGGTCTAAGTCTGCCATGATTTTTCCTAGTATTTAAGTTTTTCGTAAGCCAATTCAGCAATTTGGCGTTTTCGTGCTTCCATAGACTTTTTGCTGAGTTCTGGTGGTTTTTGTTGCATAGGTACATCGTTGCCAATTTCAATACAATGGTTGCGTTTTAGGTTTTCTCTATGCTTTGACCGACTATCAATCCAGCTACCATCAGCCATAGAAATATGCCCTTCAATGTCAGAAATCACCGTAGGGGCTTCTTTTGGGGTCATTTCTAACTTTTGTTTCCAGGCTTTGTCGGCTTCTTCGCCTTCAAAAGGCAAATTCCAATAAGCAAGGTATTTTTCCCTATCATCGTACTGTTTAGGGTCATATTCTTCGTGGTCTACTTTACAATGGGCGCAGGTTACTTGGACTTTTACTAAAGCCATTACATTCTCCTTATTAAATCGGGTACTTGGTTATATTCTTCTTGACGCAATGCAATAACAGAGTCATACCATTTGGTATTTTTCCATCTCCAACAGATATATTCATCTTTAGGCAGTAATACAATGGTTTTAACGCCTAATGCGCCTGCAAGGTGGGCTGTGCCTGTATCGACTGTCACAATGCCCTTCATAGCCTTCATGTGGCTTGCTGTGACTGCCCAATCAGTTTTCCAACCATCATCAGGAAGTGGGTGAAAAAAACCATTGTGTTCCGGTGAAAGCGAATAGCAGTTATCGCCTACTAAGCTATACATTTGATGGTCAGGAATAGACTTAATATGAAATAAAATGTTGCGACTTGCGCCCCAATTTACCCCTATTTTAGGCTCAATATTTGAGGGTTTTGCATACATATAACCTTCAGAGCCTACTATTTTCTTAGCATTTAAAGGGAATAATGACTTAGCATAGGGTGTAACGCATGAAATATAGTAAGGAAGACTCATGTTGCCTATCCAATAGTCACATTCGACCACATCAGGACATTCAGGCTGATTCGTTAATACATCAATACATTCAAATTGCCCTAAAACCCTTAATAATGAGCCATGCGTTAGCAATACGACCTTTTTAGCGCCCATAACCTTTAAAAATGGAAGAAACCTGGCAAACATAAAAATATCGCCAAAGCCTTGTTCCATCTGAATGACAATAGTCTTGTCTAAAAGGCTTTCCCCACGCCATACAGTAGGGCCTTGGGGTTTTTGCGTATAAGGAGTAACTTGATTAGCAAGGACTTCAGAGTGCCAACGATATTCAAATAACCTAAAGCCAGCGTCATAGCGACCAGCGTGTAGGTGTTCGTAAGATTCTTTGTACTTAGCGTGTGGGTTTACAGGATTATAGCTAATAGGGCCTCTTCATCGTCTAATTCTGCTTGACGCTTGGCTTCTAAGATTGCTAACTCTTGTTCTAACCTAAGTTTTGCACTTCTTATTAATACAGCGTTTTGCAGGTCTTGTTGTTGTTGCTCAAGATTAGCGATGTATCGGTCAATGTTTGCTAGGTTTGACGGTATATCAACGCTAACTTCTTGATTGGATTGTATATTACTTTGTTGTGTCTTTGCAACAGGTTTAGGGTTAACTAAATCTGTAATAGTTTGTTTTCTTGCTTTTTGGTCAGCTTTTAATGCTGCAATGCGTTTAGCTTCTGCCAGGCGCAGTTTCTTTTGAATACCTTTAAGTCGTTTTAACTCTTCTCTTGTCCAAAGCGCATCATCCCCACCATTCTTTAAATTGGTAGGGGTAATAACAATCTGAAATGCGTCATTCTGAAACGCATTAACTTGGAAAGCAGTTTGAAACATTAGAATGTGCCGCCAGCTATACCTGATGTAGCTGTTACTGTTGTAGCAGTAATTGCAGCAGGAGTTACCCCACCTATTGTTCCATTAATACTTCCAACTGTTATAGCTATTGATGCTGGAATACTTAAAGTACCTGTAGATGGGGTAATTTTATCTGCCGATTGGTCAAGGTTCATTGCCATTTAGCAGTCCTCTGCGCCTTCGTACTGGGTAAAAGTCTTTAAGACCTCATAGATAGCAGGTATTAAATCGCCTTTTAAGTCCTCAAGGGCAATGTAATGTGCGTTTTCTTTGACTGTACTCATGTTTTGATGGCGAGCATCTTCGTTGTAGTAGATAGCTACTTGAACTTGGATTTGGTCTTTTGTACCAAAAAAGTTAGTAATTCGTGCATAAGCGTCAGGTGCTGGTGCGCCAAATTGTGTTTGAACAGATAATCGTAATGCCATAGTATTTCTCCTAGTTAAAATGTTACTTCGGTTGTATCCACACGAGCTACAGTTCTAATTGTAGTACTAGCCTGTCCTGTAAAGGTAATAGCTAAACCACCATTAGTCGTATCTGCTGTGGCGGTTACTGTCCAAGTTGATGCTCCAGCGTCAGCCGCTACGATATTAGTCGTAACTGACCCCACTATAGCTGTTGTTCCTACTCCTGAACCACGCTTAATAGCACCTTCTAGTGTCCATGCCTTTGTGTTTCCACCACCTGTCACATTGGCAATAACGCTGACTTTAAAGTAATAAGCAGAGTTATTAGGTAGTATTACTTGGTTTGTTGTTCCTGCGGCTGCGCCATCAGAGGTGAGAATTGTGGCTGTTGCGTCTGTGGTTTGTTTAGCAAGAACTAATAATGAGGATTGAGAAACTCCCAAAACACCAATAGGCGTTGTGCAAGGAGAAGAAGATATTATTCCACTTATGCCTCTTGTCGTAGCATTTAAACCAATAGCTGTTGAGTAAGAACCATTTGATGTATTTCCAATCCCAATTAATGCTGCGCCTGTACCACTAGCTGTGTTGCCCCAACCACCAGCAACAAATGAACCCAAACCGCTTGCAGTATTTCCTTGACCAGCACCATTAAATGTACCACCACCAGCAATAGTTGAGCCTATTCCTGATGCCACATTTTTTTGACCTCCACCTACCGCACTCCAATCACCACTAGCCACATTCCTATTAGCAGCAGTACCAGCATCACCACCACCACCGATAAATGAATAACTACCAGTAGCTTGGTTGTTTCCTCCTCCTACTACTACTCCATGAGGAGTGTAGAAAGATAGGGTAGGTGTTCCTGTAGCGTTAGCGTTTTGAGACAGTGTTAAGGAAGTGCCAGAGATAGCGGCTACATAAGTTCCGCCAACAATACCTGTGCCAGTAATTAATTGACCGACTTTAATTGCGGCATTTGATGCTGCCAATGTTACGGCAGTAGAACCGCTTGTAACACCATTGGTTGCGGCTGCTTGGGTTGTTACAGCACTTCCACTTGTTCCAGAATTAGCAAAACCGCCACCAATAAAATTGTAATATCCGTTAGCAGTATTAGACCAACCACCAACAATTGAAGAAAATGTCCCGCCAACAAGATTTGAATATCCTCCAGCAATAACTGAATCAGAACCAGAGCTTGATATGCTGTTTAATGCCCCTCCAGCAATAGTAGATTCTGAAGCGGCTACGGAATTTCCTCTGCCACCCGAAACAGTAGAATTTGTAGAACTAGATGTAATATTTTGTCCACCACCAATAGTTGAATAAGCACTAGAAGCTACTTGTGAGGCTGATGACCTTGTAGTCTGCCAATCAACAGCATTAGCACCCCTAGCATTACCACCTGTTGCTGTTGAATCAGTCTTTTGTGCTTGTAATGCACCTGTTCCTAATGGGGATAACACTAATGGGGTATTTGTACCACCAGTAGCCTTAATCATTGGGTAACTAGCATCACCAGTAATGGTTACATAAGTAGTAGAAGCAGAAGCTAAAGTAGCTGTGCCAGTTGATTCTAAAGTAGTAAATTTACCCGTGTTAGGTGCTGTATTTCCTATTGTCGGTGGGCTAGAAAGGTCTAAAGTACCACCTAAAGTGACTGTTCCTGTAGTCGTTATTGGGCCACCAGTTAAAGTCAATCCATTGACTGTTCCTTTTGTAGCTACTGAAGTTACAGAACCTGAACCTTTGCTATTAAAGGTATTCCAGTCGGTGCTTGTAAGGTAGCCATTTGTGGTGGTATTAGCGGCCGCCATACTGATTGCAGGGGTAGCACCACCGCTAGACACTACTGGTGCAGTACCAGTTACGCTAGTAACGACACCTGTAAGTCCTGAACCTGAGCCACTAAATGAAGTAGCAGATACAGAACCAGCAAAAGTAGCTGATTTATCTTGGTCTATTGTTAAAGCGGTAACTTGAGTAATCGTAGTATTTGGCGTAACTTTAACTACAGCCTTTGCACCCCTAGCAGTAGCACCCCATACCTCTGTTGTTACGCCTTCTAATGATACTTGTGGGTAGGCATCTGCTGAAGTCGTGCCATAACCTGCTAATTCAAACTTACCTAGACTATCACCGCTAATAGGTGCTTGTGGTGCGGCAACAGTACCCCTAAACTTACTTACACGAATAGCCGAGCTATTAGCGTCACTAGAATAGCCACGCATAGCAATGCGAGAAGTTGAGTTGTTATCTCCGACTGCTCTAATTTTAATAGTCGGTACAGTATTTGTATTAACTCCAAGATTAGAAACATTAACCAATGTCTTAGCGTTTAAATCGACTGCGCCTGTAGCACCTGTATAGGGTACTGCGCTTACATCTGCGGCAGTTAATACGACTGTGCCTGTATATCCGTTTACGCTTGTTACAGCGTCAGTATTGTCTATCTTCTGCCATACAGAGCCGTTAAATACAGCCCAGTCACCGATTTGCCAGTCAGTAATACCGTTTAAATTAGTTGTGCCTGCAACGCTTACAACATAGTAATAACCCTTAGTTCCAGTTGAGGATGTAAGTGTAGGGCTATTTGTGTTTGCATTCCAAGCACCTTGATAGTTTAAATCACCTAGTGGTGGAAGTTGAGAAAGTGGTACTTGCCCACCAGAGTCAAGTGTAGCTACTCCATTAGCAACACCAGCATCTAAAGAAGCGGCAGTACCAACGCCGACTAAAGTATGAGTAGCGTTCCAATCACTAGGGCGTACAACAGATGTGTCTGTTCCGTCAGGTATTGCCGAAACCTTACTATGGGTGACTGTAATAGTCATTAATGTACTCCTACAATTTTGCCGTTTTCGTCACGCAATACAGTTTTAGGTCTGTTGTGCTGTTGGTTGATTGTATCTACTAAAGCAGCGATAGCTTGTGCCATTTGGTTATTTCCTTGACCAATAGCGTTAGCAATAGGTTGCATAGGATGTTCTTGCGCTTTGACATATTCTTCTTCAGTCAAATAAGCCTGTGCGCCATCGTCATCTTGTGCGCCAATTCTAGCAACTTCAATTTTTGCGCCATTGTTGATGTGAGCAAGCAAGACCTGAGTGTTTCTCTCAGTCATCATCTTCATTTGGGCTACTTTAAGTTCCATATCCCTATCTGCTTGATTTCGTTGCTGTTCTAACTGGAATTTAAGCTGATTCTCTTGGGCTTGGTACTCTTGTTTAGCTTTTTCAAGCTGCATTTGACCTTGTAACTTAGCTTGTTCAACCTGGGCTTGCATCTGAATCTGTTGCATCTTCGATTGGTTGTCCATTTGCGCCTTCTGAATCTCAGGAGGAGGCGGTTTAGGTTGACCTTGTGATTGTTGTGCAGAAATACGCAATTTATCGGCTGTTTCGTCAATAATACCTTCTAATTGCTTACCGGCTTTAAAGGCTGTAACACCAAATTTCAGCATTTCAAGCGCCATAGGTGCTAACTCAGGGCTATTTTGTACCATTGGTACAGCTTGGGCCATAAATCCACCGACTGCTTGCAAGAATTGCATCCTATCTTGCTTTTCTTGCTGTTCATCTTGGTAAATCATCGAATCAGAAGTAACTTCAATGCGGAAATTCTTACTAGCTTCGTTTCTTAATAGTTCTATTGCTTGTGGAATCATCTGTTTATCTTGCTCAGACAATTGCATTGCACCACTAATCTTAACTAGCGTTTCATCAGTAAAGTGATTGCAGATAATCTGCGCTTTAATAGACAACAGAGATGTTGCGAAATCTACTACTGCGTGTTGCTGAGTCTTTAGACGACCAGCAGCGTTATTTGACTTGATAATCTGTGCGCCAAGCGTGTCATTAGGGTCTGATTGACCTCTTTGAATGTCAGAAATACCCATTAACTCATAGATTTGATTCTTAACTTGTTCCATTGCTTGATAACAAGCCATTAAAGCAGTCGAGAATGGGGCTAAGTCTACTAAGTCAATAGCACCTTTCATACCTTGCTTTTCAGCAAAAGCCATCCAGTTAGCTACTGGAATCATGGTGTTATTTTCGCCTTCAGAAAATAAGCGTTGTAGCTCACTTGCTGAAGCATCGTATACACCACGCACTTTAAGGGCGTTAATCAAGCCATCTATGCGGTCACATAGCGTGTCTAACTCTCTAGCTTGGTCTTGGTAGATAGTAAAGTCAGGAATAGGCTCTAGCGAGTCTGTAGTAAGAGTAGCGTAAAGTGGTTTAGGACAAGGCCAGAAGTTCTCTAATCCTAGTGGGTCATCTCTTTCGTCAACAATCTTGCCGAGTGACTTAGAAATCCATAATACTTTGCCTGTTTCTTTATCCCAGACTTCATAGATAACGGCTTCATACACTCCGTCATCTGACTTGTAAGATTGTTTTAAATCGTCTGGCTTGGTATCTAATGGGATTTTATGACCCATTTCTTCGCCAAATCTTTCAACCAAAGCAGGGCGAGACATATAGACTCTGCGCCATACTGCGGTGACTTCTTCCCAAGTCCTAGCGATTGTGTGACCAAAATCCCGCC